GCGGAGATCACGACAGCACCCCGCCCGCTGCAAGATAGTGCGCTGTCAGGTCATCGAGAGAATGCTCGCGCTGGCCGTAACCAGCCCCCGGCAGGCTGGCCCAAATGTTGGAGCACTTCTGCACGGCATCCGCCAAGCGACCGGCCTGTATATCTGCCAGCGCGCGGCGCTCCTTAATCTGCTGCAACGCCACCAGATCCTGGTTAGCCGGGGTGAAGCCGCCTTTCAGCGCCAGGCTTTCGCGGTAGGCATCCCAGTACCTCGAAAGAAGCTGATACCTGCCTGCCGCAGTTGAATAAACCTTGTACCGAGGCAGATAGACCTTCAGGCGCGGGTGATCAGCGTACCCATTGAACAGCCCTCCACCGACAACAACGTTGTAGCCGTTGTCGCTACCTCTGATCGTGCTGGTCCCCTCAGACCACGCAAGCATGTCCAGGAACGCAAGAACGTTCCTCCCTCCAGCGGTTTTCTCGGAAACGACTGCCATCGGCGGTCCCTCTCTCAATAGGTGAATGAAATGAAACTGATCGATATCTCCGGGCTTCGCTATGGGCGTCTTTTGGTGGTCGCCTACGACTCTCCCGGGAAAAATGGAGGATCTGTCTGGCTCTGCCGGTGTGAGTGCGGAGCCGAGGTCAAAGTGAAGTCGTCGAACCTGCGAAGCGGCTCGACACGTTCGTGCGGATGCCTCGCCAGCGAATGGGCTTCAGCACTTGGCTCAAATAGGGAATTCGTCAGGAAGCGTGCAGCCAAAGTCACCGCGCACGGACACAGCCGTCGAGGGTTGAAAACCCCGGAGTACAGAACCTGGCTAGGCATGAAACGCAGGTGCTACGACGAGAAGTACAAGGACTTCCCTAACTGGGGCGGTCGCGGTATCAAGGTCTGCGAACGTTGGAAAGAGTCGTTCGAGGCTTTCCTCAAAGACATGGGTCCTCGGCCTGCTGGGAGGTACAGCATCGATCGAATCGACCCAGACGGTGACTACTGTCCTGAAAACTGCCGATGGGCCACGATCCAGCAGCAAGCGTCCGAGAACCAGCGACGCCTGACCCGAGTCGAGATCGACGGCACTCAGTTCACCAGCATCGCCCAGGCCTGCGCCCATTTCGGAGTCAACGTCTCTACCGCCCACCAGCGCATCAAAGCCGGAATACCGGTCGATATTGCGGTGCGGACCAGCGGTCGGCTCGCCGCTCGGCGGGAAAGGGAGTCTTACCTGCGCAGGGATCGGCGAGGTACTGCGTGACGCGCACCAACAAAAACGCCGGCTCGAGGGCCGGCGTTCGGGAGGATATGCAGCAGTTGCTGCTCGGTGATGGGCATGGCGATTCACTATCCAATGACTAGCATGATTGAAGCGCGTACCATGACGCGCCACGTTTTTAGGAATGGAGAAAGGCAATACGCATGAATAGGACCAAGCTTCCGTTTTCAACCGTCCCGTACATCCTTTTCCTTCTTCTATTCCCAGGAACGATTCTTTATTACGTAGCGACGACAAATGGCCTGATCCCGGCGCTTATTACTGGGTACTTTGGGAAAACATCCGCAGCCGCGCTCGCCATACTTGCTCCGCTATATCTGTGGACAACGCTCAGAACAGGTCGAATAGCCGTAATTGATCTGACGTATTTTGGATTCCTTCTATTCTTCCTCTGCGTCGTGATTTTCAACAGAGAAGAAGAAAGCTATATCTTTACATGGCACATGGTTTCAATCGCACAATGCGCAGCAGTTTTTCTTATATGCAAAGGCACTTTCAGAAAAGAGCGATTGCCTGGCATAGCTCTTAAGACCATGTGGATTGCTTCATCCGCATGCATTCTTATATTTACTGTAGACGGCAGGTTTTCCCTGAGGGAGCTACCAAGCGACGTAGACAAGATTCCTGGATACCAGACATTCGCCCTCTGCTATTTACTTCTTTCGGTTGTTCTTATTACAGGATTAAGATCACTGCCAACCAGATGCCTTGCACATGTTGTAGCGATAGCTTGTCTTTACATAAATGGTGCGAGAAGTGAATTCGTAGCATACGCTCTCTTTGCAGCAATCTACGAGTTTATGTCATCAAGAAACAAGGGGCTTCCTATACTTTCCCTTATAATAATTGCAGTAGGATCAGTAGCGACCATTAGCTCAGGCTTAGTGGAGATTCCAGATAGCAGAGTAGCGAATCTGCTTGATCTTCAGCATGACAGTTCGAGCAATGAACGGAGCCGGATAGCTTCTGAAGGCCTAAACAAGATAATGGAAAGCCCAATATTAGGAAGCTACGGAAAATATGAAAAAGGCGAGTACATACACAATATTCTTTCAGCATGGTATGACCTTGGGTTATTCGGATTCTTGTTTATACTGATTATCTCAATAGCCCCTGCGGTAGAGCTAGGAATAAATATAGCTCTTGGCAGAGCGCAGACAAATAAAGAAATATCCGCATTCTCAATTCTGGCAGTGACAATAGTGCTTCTCCTTGTTGGAAAATACTTCACATATCTGTTACTTCCTGCCGCGCTAGGACTATATTCATCATCAAAACTTAAGATCGAGGACAGCTAAATGTATCGTAAAATTTTAGCGCAATTCATGCAGGTTATGTATGCAACAGCATTCATGCTTGTTTTCATTCTCGCAACTTACTATCAAGACATTTAACAAGGCCTGAATGCAAAAGCCATCCAGGCCAACGGATTAAATGTCGTCTACGCTCGCAGACCAGTGAAGACGCGCAGACCCGCCGGCGGCAAACGATCCACTAGGGGCCATGATGGCTGGACGAATGCTGCCGGGCTGAACATTGTACGCAATCGGCACAGGCGTGATCGATCCGATAGCGCTCTGATCAGCGCCCGACTGGCTTGAAACCTGAACGCTAACATTGGGCATTTTGGAATACGGGTAGCGAATGGTCTGAGCTGGAGCTGCGACCGTAGCGGATGCCGTGGTGGTCACGTTCACTGCGCCAGCTTGGCGCATCTGTCGGGTTGCTATACCTGCGTTCTTTGCGGTTGGGTACAGCAAATAGGTGCCGCTTGGCCCGTATACTCCATCCACGATGAGATAGTTACTGTTCAGAGTGGCCGCAACTTGGTCATCTGCGAAAAGGAAGCACTGCATCGCAACAGGCGCCATGTGGACATGCATGCCATCGATGTTCACGCTGCAAGGGAGAGGACTATTGCGTCCACGCAGGAACAACACCTTGGTCGATCCTGTCGCGTTCGGCAATTCGAACGTATTGTTTCTCGCGATGATGAGCAGCGCTTCGCGTTGGCTTGTCCCCGGTGAAATATGGATGATGCCGAAAGAAGCTCCATTTCCATAACTGATAAAACGATTGTTCTCGATTGTGTACGTTCCGCCATAAACTTCGGTTCCGTAGAGCGCTTCTCCGGAGGTACTTGATACTCCGTAGATCGTACTGTTACGGACGGTGGCATCGCGCCCTTGAAGAATTACACCGTTCCGAAACTCACAGTTGTCGTACGTGATTTTGTCAGCATTGCCGTGCATATCACCTGCACCAATATCCGACGCGATATCAATACCTTCAATGTGCATGCCGTATATCAGGCCGTTACGATTGGGCACACAGCATACGTCATCCATTCCGCCCAGCGCCACGGCATGCCTGGTTGCTGCCGCGTAACCACCGTAAACTGAGAAGTTATGGCAGTTCGAGATAGTCATGCCATATTCATCGTTGACGGCCGGAGACATGTTTGGAGTTGAGGATGCATTGATCGACACGTCAAAACAACGCTCTACCTCTAGCCCCGTGTAAAGCGAGACATCGCTGGCGTAGTAGTTCGAAACTCTAACGCCATCGCCGAAAACAACCTTGAACGGCGCAATGGAATATGTGTCAGACGGCGAGAAATGCATCTGGTCAACAGAGACACGCACGCCGCGCAGGCGGTATACGTCAACCTCGGTGAACAGGTACACCGACGAACTGTTGCCGTAGATCGTAACGGTGTTGCCGCTAACCGAATGGACCTTCCACATCTCACCAGCGCGATACGGATCGCGGTCAGCCAGCCACGATCCATTAGTTGGGTTGTACACAACGACCACATCACCTGGTACAAGGTCCGGGGCGGCAGCAAAGGTTAATGTGCGCGCCCCTTTCACTACGCTTACCGACAGGTCGCCGATTTGCGTAAGCTCGCCCTGCGTAAGCATGCAGCTACCGGGTCCATCTGCCAGGCTGAAATCCACGTGTGTGGCATAGCCATCACCGGTATACCGAATATCCCGCTCAGCGAGAGTTCCGCGATTCATGACGTAGTGGCCGCCTGGCGCATGCACATGCGGAGATCCGGAGTTGATTGCCGCCTGATACGCCGCCCAGTCGATGCTGTCGGTCAGCGCAGTGGCGTGTGGGTAAACCACTTGCGCATCCGCGAGTGTTGCGAACCGCTCTGACAACGGGTGATAAGACCCATCTGCGATTGCTCCGTAGTCCTTGACGTTCGCAGTATCGTTTAGGCGGTCGGCTACGGTGCGCTCGCGATAGCCGATCATCCCTGCGCCAGCGCTGGTAGCCAGGGTGTCTTGCAGCGTCCGGTCAACCTGCGCAACCAGGAGGTTCTGGTCCGTCGCCCAGTTCCCGGTCAGATTGACGGGGAACGATGCCGGGCGCTTGACGCTGTAGATGTTGTCCCCGCGCTGGATCAGTTGGGTCGGGCGATCTACGGTCAGCGGGGAGCCGTCGACGTACACGAGGAAACCTGGCTCGAAGCCCTGGGCGTCCAGCCAGTCGTTGAACTGTTCCTCATACCCTTTCATCGTTGGGCGACTAACGCCGAAACGATCATTCCACGTGGTGTTCACCCGGTCGTTCATCGCCGTATCGAAGTTCTCGGCGTTGTCGTACAGATCACGCGGGTCTTTGGAGCCCAGCGGGTTACCGGTGGCGTAGGTCGTCATGCAAATTCTCCGGGCATGAAAAAGCCCGCTCTATGGCGGGCTCTGGATTTGTGTGTGCGGGTCAGTTGGGGGCGCTGGCGTTGTCGTAGGTGTAGACTTCGGGCGCGTAGTTGACTGCCTCTACTGACGCCCCATCTGTGCCGCTCGGGCTGATTGACGTGATCAGCGCCGGATAGCTCCAGCGGTTGACCGGACCAAACAGAAGATGCGGCGGCTCGATGCTCCACGAGGTGTCTGGCTCGAAGTCCAAGCCAGTGATCGACAGCCTATAGTCATCGATGCGCGTCGCGGCGTATGGACCTGAAAGCGTGCCATCTGGCCGGCGAATACCAACCACATGCGCGCCGCCAGCGGACCAGTCGAACGGCTCTGACGACTCGATGATTCCGTTGTCGTAGCTCAGCATCAGCGCGCTCTGGCCGTAGCCTGGCACGTCGTCTGCGACATGACAGAACGACATGAAGCCCGAATTAAGCGCATCAAGCTCGGTCGCCCAGCGATACGCCCAGCGGCGGTGCTTGTGCGCCATCCGCTGCCGCATTCCGAGGCGCCAAGCGCGCGTCCTGCTAGTGATGCCCTCTGCTGTCAGCTTCTCGACCTTGCGACCGATATCGCCCGGCAGGCGGCACTCGACGGTCTCCACCGCCCAGGTGGTTTCGTCGACGTACTCCACATCCACGCCGTCGAAGTCATCCGGGCCGACTGCGGAGAAGTCGCGCTCCAGCTCCTCGGTCATGTTCTGCGGCGTGTACAAGTCGGTTTTCGGCGCGAACGTCTGTTCCGGCGCGTCGCGGATCTCGTCACGGGCAGCGGACAGGCGCCCCCGCTCGATGGTCAGGTCCGCAAAGCCGGCTTTTAGCGCATGGCCAATGATCTGCTTGACCGTGGACGCGGACTCATACGCCATGTCGAATGTGTCGCCGCGCTGCGCCCATAGGGCTCCGAGGCGATCCAGTTCGGCGAAATCCAGGTCGTCATCGGTATAGCCGATGGATCGTGCAACGTAGGCCACGAACGGCACGATATCGCGCGTCGGCGTCTCGATATCCCATGTGCCGTCACCGGTGCGAACCGGCAGCACGCGCGTGACCTCAGCGGAAATCAGCTGCTCTGACTGTGCGGCCAGGCGGTTGCCGCCCTTGACGCGCACGGCCATCACCGTGACGCCCTCGTATGCGGTCGGCGCCTGCAACTTGGCGCGCAGCCCGTACCATTCGACGCCATCGATGATCTGCGTGCTGTCAGATTTCGCGCCGATGCGCCTCAGCCGCACTTCGGGGCGCATCATGCTCGGCAGCGTCAGCGATTCGGTGTATCCGAGCTGATCGACCTGCGCGCCACTGTAGGTTTTCCAGACCGACGTCCAGGCACCCGCTACCGCAGCGTCGCGGTACTGCATCTCAACGGTCACGGATATCGAGTATTTGCGCCCCTTTTTGTCGACGCCGCACAGGCCGCCGGGGAACATCACGTCCCACTCGATATGGCTGGCCACCTCGTTCGGCGGGCAGGCCATGAACGGCCCGGTCCAGTCGCCCTCCTGCGTGGATGCGTCGAGGCTGATCGAGGCGTCGGTACTGTTGAAGTCATCGAATCCCGGCCATGCGACCGGATCAGGCGCGCCGGCATCGGTCAGTCGCTCAACCGAGATGGCCGACGTGCCGGCCGCGACGATGCGATAGCGCAGGCCGGCATAGCCCACGCTCAGGCTCGCAGTCCCGTCCGGCAGCGCGGCCACGGGCGAGCCGTCAGGATAGTTCAGGGTCATCTCATCCGGCGCATCGACGCCGGGCGTGTAGCTGTGCACCACGAACGAACCGGCATAGTCGCCAGCCACCTCAATGACCATTCCCGCAAACGGCGCCATCCAGGCGAAGCTGCCTTCGATGATGTCTCGATCCGGCCCGCCGTCGATGACGGTATAGGGGCGCGGCGCTTCAATGCGCACGATCATGCCTGGCGCCCAGCCCGCCGGGAACGATCCGGCACCGGACGGAATGGTGATGGTGTCGCCGCTGAAAATGTAGCTGGTGGCCGTAGGCTCTGGGTCGACGGCGTAGGTTGCCGTCAACTCAAGGCCTGCGGAGCCGGTCGAGGTCGCGCCCACTTCGTCAGCCGAGTGCCACCACTCTGCGGCGCTCTCGCCTCCCAGCGATTGGCCGGGCTGGTAGATCGAATATTCCGCGTCGCTGCCGAGGGAAATCAGCGGCGTATCACCGACGAGTATGCGGCTGGCCGGAATCTCGAATTTGCCCTTGCCGATGCACAGCAGCATTTCCACCCACTGGTCACGCGGTGCCGAAAAGAAGCGATGCGGCGGCAGCAGGTAATCCGGGTAGACGCGGCGCTTGCCGGCGACTTCGCGGATTGGGTCATTGATGCGGACTTTGTTGCCCTTGGCCGACGCCTCGTTGAGCGCATCGCCTCGCCCCACTCCGCCGCCGCCTTTCGTCTGCGGCTTGGGCATTAGCGCGACGACGAGCACCGCAGCCGCCACTGCGACGGCCGCATAGACGAGCATCGCGGTCGCGCTGACCGGCTCCTTCGGCTCAGGTGTGATATCCACCACATCATCCGGCGTAATGACGAAACTATCCCACTCCTCGGACGGAACCATGGCGCCATTCACTTCGAACGAGATCGGATGAACCTCGCGCTCCGAATAGCTCGCCACATTGGCGCGCAACCAGGCGCCGATGGTCATCGCCGAGCCGATGTGATGCGTCTCCAGCGGCTCGCCTTGGAGCTTTGACGGATAAATCCGAATCATGGTTTTTCCCTGAAATAGGCCACTTTGGCAAAGCGCGCCTCGAACCTTGGAACGCTGGACCAGCTCGGGCCGGTCTTGCTGCCGGTGTCGAGCACGGCCAGGCGCCCGTCGATCTCGACGACGATGGCGATATGCACGCAGATGCGTCCGCGCCAGACTGTCGCGACCGCGCCAGGCTCAGGCCGGCACTCCTCGAACTCGGTCGCCGCCTGCTTAACGCAGCGCGTGAACTCGGCGGGCATGGTGTTGCGCACATGGCCGAAGGCCGGCAGATCGCCCTTGCCGAACACTTCCTCACGCACCAGGCGCACCAGGCCGTAACAATCCACGAACGGCAGGTCGCGTCCCCCGTCCCGATATGAGGACGAGAGGTATTTGTCGAGCCAGGTCATAGGTAACGAATGCCGGGGGCGAAGTTGACGGTGTAGAGGTCGCGCGGGAACGCCGTGTTGATGAGGTCGAAGAAGCCGGCCGCCACCTGCACGGTTGAACCCTTGATCTTGCCGCTCAGCACTGTCGCGCGATAAACCTGATCGGACGGCGCCGTTAGATCGCTGGCGAGGTAGGTTCTGAAGGTCAAGAACACCTTCTTCTCCGCCTCAAGCGCCGCGTCAATCTTGGCTTGCGCCTCCCCTGTCACGTTATCTATCGCGAAACTTAGGTTCTGCGCGCCGCTGCTGGTCTTCTTCGGCAGCGACAGGCCAATGCCCGACGCCTTGAACGTCAGCTGCCGGCCGTCCTCGGTGATGCAGTGCTGATCCTCGAACCCTTCGGCCAGCAGGATCGGCTCTGCCCATGCCTCGCACGCCAGCTCCAGCGTATAGAGGATGGTTTCGCCGCCAGAGGCATAGACTTTTTCAAGTACTGTCATTGCGGCCACTCCTCGTTCACACCCGAGTCAAGGGCGCCCATGTGGGTCTGGTAGGGGGATTCGGGCCATTCGCGGTTTAGGGCGAGGTCGATGAGGCTCTGCCCGGCGATCAGGCCGGGGAATTTGCCCCAGCCGGGCGCCAGAATCGGCCGCTCGCGCAGCTCCAGCTCAGCCGAAAACCGCCAGTGGCTTTTGCCGACTAGCGCCGGGCCTTGGTAGATATCGGTGAAACGCGCGGCGTAATTCTGGATGCCACCCTCTGGAGTCTTCAGCGGACAGTCGAACCACTCCGAGCCTGACTTCAGCGCATCCTCAAACCATGCCTCGAACAGCTGCGCCTGAACGTCATCGAGAATCCACGCGACCGAGGCCATAGTCGGCACCGACGTAAACCGGCGCCGCTGCCTGGCTCGACCGCTCTGCATCTCCGTGCGCTGCATGGGGCTCACCGCCTGGAAGGCATAGCCCTCGCGCAGCGGAAGGGGCAAATACTCGCGCGGATACTCGATCATTGCCCTACCCCTTGCAGTCCAAATTTCCGGCTAATCGCTTGCTGCGCCTTGCCGTCGCTCATGATGTTGCTCACGAAGATATCGATGACGTTCTGTCCGTTCTCCTGCCGACTGTTTACCGTTCCAGCCTTACTGGCGTCTTCGTACAGGTTCACGACCGGGGCGCCAGTGCCTCCCGACTGAATGTCACTCAGGGTCTTGTCGAGCTTGGCGCTGGTTTCGGCTGTGGTTACCCGCTCGCCCTTTTCCAGCAACCAAGTGCCGGTCTGCGGGATGGAGTCAATGCCCTCGTGCGCCATGCCAGCAAGGGCGGACGCAGCAACTCCGGCAACCATTGGAGCGGTGATGCCGGCAGCCGAAGCAGCCGCCGCCGGAGCCAACAGCGGGCCTACGATTGGGATTGCAGCGGTGCTCGCAAATGCCGCCAGTTGAGCCTGGAAGGCAGTTGCTTGTGCGTTCGCGATGAGAGTAGAGGCGGCGCTAGCCTGAGCAGCTTTCCCGCTCACCAGTTGCACCGCCTGATAGACCAGCCATTGGGCTGCCATCTGCGCAAGCGCGTTGATGATGCTCGTGGCCATCGTCTGCGCGATGTTCTTGAAAACATCGGCAAGACTTTCGCCGTCCATGATCATCGAAGCGATGCCGTCTCCTACAGCAGAGGTGAGCCCGTCCAGCGTCTGCGTGGTGAAGTCGGCAGCTTGCTGTTGATAGTCCGTGGCTGTGTCGCGGTAGTTCTCCCAAGCCGACGTTACGCCGTCCAGCCAGTTGCTTTGAGCCTCATCCTGCGCAGCGTAATACTCGTGCTGGATTTCCAAGCGCTCAGCGAGAGCCTGGCGCAGCATGTCCGTTTCTTGGTCGTAGAGTTCCTTGCTGATTTCGGCGCTGTTGAACTGCTTCTGGAGATCGGCAAGCTGTTTGTTGTAGTCCTGCTGGATCTCCAGGTCTGCCCGCAGTCGCTCTCTCAGCTTGTCGCCGCTTCCAGATCCCGCCAGTTCAATCGCAAATCCTGCCCGAGCAGTTGCGTTCGATTCATTGAGCGTTGCACGGAAAGCCTGCGCCTTCGCCGCATCCTCGTTCGCCTGCTTTAGCTGCTTCAGGCGGTCAAGCTCTTCTGCCAAGCCATTCAAGCGTTTCTGCTGCTCGGCATTGATTCCAACCAGCTTGCCCGACTCAATTTCGAACTGAAGCTTTGCTACCTCGGTGGCATCCTTGCGCTTGTCGACTTCCGTGTTGATCAGCGCTATCTGTCGCTGATACGACTGCTCAACCGTTTCGTAGGCGCTTTGCAGTTTCTTAGCAGCAGCCTCGGCTTCTTTCCCGGCTTCCTTCTGCTCCTTGGTAAGAGCCTTGAAAGCTCCAGGCTTATTCGCCTGCTCACGAAGCGAAGCTAGCGTTTCGGCGAGCTTGGCTACCTGCCCATTGGTTCCACCCGTTCCGGCTCGGTCGATACTGTCCATGATGCCGGCATACTTCGCCACCGTATTGGACAGGTCTTCTGCTGCCACGCCGGCGCTGGCTTTGATTCCGTCCCAGTTTTGCGCAAGGCGTTTAGCAAGACCGGCAGGGCCGGATGCAAGCTCAAGCCATGTCACACCCTCAAAGCCAGCCTTGGCCGTTGCAGCAGCGCCGGCAATCGACTTCCCTACCAGCTCAAAGGCGGCAACAGCACCAATCGCTGTCTTCGCTATCCAACGGAACGAATCGGCAACGAATTCGCCAACACTCACCATCGCCGTGCCTTCCTTGGTCACGTCGAATATAGAGTCAGCGAGATCGCTCAGAATTGGTATCAGCGCTGTGCTTAGTTGGTTTTTTAGGCCCGAGGCGCTCTGCTCAACTAGCCATGTTGCAGCCTGAAGCTCATTCGCCGACTTAATCGTCTTCTCGTCGAGAATCGCACCAGCGGCCTGGGCAGCGTCACCAAAGGTCTTGAACCCATCAGCATTATTGCGAAGCAACGGGAGCAGAGCAGTCGCATCGCTCGCGATAGCTTCCAGATAGAAGGTCATGTCCGACTGGCTGACGTTGGCCTTTTCCAGGCTTGAGACGTACAAGCCAAGGGCTTGAGGACCACTAAGATTCCGGAACTGGTCTGCGGTCACGCCAATTTTTGGCGCTACATTCTCAAAGAAGTCAGCAAGCGCTCCGCCGCCGGTATTGAGGAAGTCGCCTACCTTGTCGTTCACATCCTTGAAGATGTCAGCGAGCTTCTCTTGTTCAATGCCAACCAGCTTTGCGCCGGCGGCATACTTCTGAAATTCGGTCGTGCTTGCGTTCGCAACACTCGCCAAGTTTGCGATTTCATTGGCATTGCGAACTGTCGAGACAGTGAGAGCGGCAAGCGCGGTGATACCTGCCGCAGTAGCAGCGCCAATTGCGGCCCCAACCTTGGCCGCATTCTTCTCGACTTCCTTGCGCCATTTCTCAGACCGGCGCTCAGCGGCGTCCATGCCGGCCACGAACCCGCCAACCTTGGCGATGAGATCGAGCGTAAGCGTCCCCAGGCTGCGTGATGCCATTGCGGGCTCCAATGAAAAAGCCCGGAACGCTCCGGGCAAAACGAAGGACTAGGCCCAGGTCTCAAGGGCCTGATCTAGACTGATTACGGGCTCTTCTTCATGCGGCATGAAGTCGTACAGCTTGTACGTCTCCTTGCTATGTGAGTTTGCATAGAGCGCAGCGAGCAGTGCTGCTCCGCGCTCTACCCTCATGCCTACATGGAGACTCCCCCGCTTGTTCCGAAACTTGCACCAGCTCAGGAACTCCCGGTAGGTGAGACGCGACTTGGCTTCTGCAATGGTTCTTCCGCCAATCCCGCACATCACCAGCTCATGCCAGACCTCATCTAGTTCGCTGAGCTGGTCGTCTTTCCCACGTTGTTCACCTCTGCGATAACGGTGAGCAGGGCGATGGTCAGGTTCCCATCCAGCGCGCCGCGATCGGGGTCGGCCTCTCCGGTGATATCTGCCGGCGTGAATACCGGCTTACCCTCTTCATCCACGATTGACGCAGCGATACGTCCCGCTACGCCATCGACCTTTCCATTCATCGCAAGGAGGTCGGAGACGGCGGTGCTGTACGACAGGGGCCGGACGTAGACGGTGGCGGTCAGTTCCTTATCGCCCTGCTTCCAGGTGATCTCTTTTTCGATAGGAGCCCCAGTGAAGGCACCAGCTTCTTTAAGCGAATCAATCGACAGATGCATGACCACTCCTTACGCGGATTTGCGAATCCAGGCGGAACCGCCGGAGCGCTGAATGGTTGCGGTCGAAGTGACAACAGCGTTGGCTGCGAAATCGAACGGGAAATCGCTCACATAGCCGCGGAAGACGAACCAAGTGCGCGCCGGCGGCAGAACAAAGTCCCAGTCGCCGTTACTGTCCTGGGCCTCGGTGGGTGCAATGCCGATCCCGTCAGACCAGCCAACAGCGAAAGCGATGTCCTGGTCGACCTGGTCGTCAGACTCCGAAAGCTGATAGAGGCGGATATGGGAACTGTTGCGCGGGTCAGCGTTGAGAGTCAGCGAAGCCTGCCCCGGCGTGCGCAGCCCGCGCAGGTAGCGCCGAACAGTTTCGCTAAGGCATGTGGTTTCGATCTGGTCGGCAGGGTTGCCGCCGGGGTTGAATGCGGTAGCGCACTCGACCTCGATGACTTCGTGATCGCCAGTCGGGCTGCCGCTAGAATCTCTGGACGGAACCAGGGCATAGATCTGAGTTCCTTGAGCCAAAATTGCCATTGTGTTTCTCCTGTGGCGGGTTTCTTGAAGCACAAAAAAACCCGCACGCGGCGGGTTGGTCGGTATTGGTTGGTCTATCGCTGGACTATCCAGTCGACGTCAAAGCTGACTCGGTAGGTCTTGGTATCAGGGTCAACAGATTCCCCTCCCCAGCGGACCACATAGGCTGAAAGCTCAATCGCATCCCTAATGGCCTTGGCGGCATCTCGAGCCTCCGCAGCAGTGGCCGAAAAAATGTCCACTTGGATGGTGAACCCATCGGCGTCAGGACGGCCCCATAGGTAGTTCTCGGGCGATCCCGATATGGTCTGCCATGTTGCATACGGTTTGACGACGAGCTGGGGGGCCAGGCCAAACTGATAGATCCTCAGCGGGGACGCGCCAAGGATCGCGGTAACAGCAGGGTTGCTCGAGCAGACCTTGTAGATTGGCGGGTACATCACCCCTCCAGAATTTTGTCTATTTGCTTTTCTAGCTCGATGGCAAACGCATTCGTCGCTTCCTGAACGGTGGTCTCAAGTGCTGGTCGCATGAACGGCTTCGCCCGAGTTCTTTCTGTGCCAAACTCAACCAGCCGCCAGTACCAAGTATCACCCCCGGGGTTGTTCCTACCCTCCCCGCTGAGTTCTCCGTATTCGCTCATATCCCGAGCGCCGCCGCGGACTCCTATTCGATAGCCAAGGTCGCCCGTCTGGCGATTCATCCTGGTCATCCACTGCATCGCAATGTTCTTAGCGATCATCTCGCGAGTGGTTCTATCGTCAATCCCTCTCGCATTCTGGCGCGCCTGAGCACGAACTATTGAGGCTGCTCTTGCCAGTGCACGACGACCGCCTTTCTTCTTCACCATCGGCGACATCTGGTTCAGCTTCTCGATGACCTCATCCATCCCGGTCATGCTGAATTCGACGGTATCAGCCATGGACTCTCCGGAACGCAAAGCTAGTGATCCCTTCTCGACCGAGTTCTGATTCCACCTCGTTCATTTCCACCAGTTCGAAGCCCTGCCGCTCGCACCAGGCAACCAGGCCAGGGAGGCTCCAATACCAGCAATGTTCGCCCGGCTTGTAGTGTTTGGAGGCCAGGCAGTCGGTCTGATCCTTGTAGATCGGCATCGACACGAACAGCCACTCGCCAACGTGGTCGAGCAGCTTCTCCGGCTCGGGAATGTGCTCCAGGCTGTCCCAGCAGGTCACGGCTTCTGCGTGGTGCTGGTACGGGTCGTAGTAGCGCTCCTGCGCCTTCAGCCAGTCCACCGCCTCCGGGTTCACGTCGAAACCCATAGCGCCGGACTCGGTGACGAAACGGCCTCCGCCGATACCGATGTCTACCACCTGGCCGGTAAAGTGACGGCGCACCAGATCAATACGGGCGCGGGTCAGCGCGGCGCCCATCGGGGTAGCGTCAAGCAGCTGGTACTTCTCGAAATACGGTCCCGTGTAGTCCATCGGAGGGCGCGGGTGGAAGCCCATGCCAAGCTCTTCAGACCAGAGCAGGCAGTCGGTCAGCCCAGACGGCAAAGCGTGCGTCATGATCGGCGATCCTTTTGTCACAGTTGTGCTGTTTCAACGTGCAGCGGCAGAACCTGTCGGGAACCGCGAATGTGATGCGGGACAGGTCCATGCATTTGTCGGTTATGTGTTCCGGCGAGTTGTAGCCGCCCTGCCCGCCACAGATGATCCAGGCCGGCCGCTTTGCGGCGATGGCGGCCGGCACGATCCAGCCAATGCCGCCAATCACTGCGTCGGCGTATTGCAGAAGGGCAAGTAATTTCTCAACCGGCAGTTCACCCTTATGGAACTGGATGTCTGCCGGAGGAAGTGGATCGATCGCCCACTCCTTGCCCGGCTCCAAGTCCGCCACGGAAACTACTTTCCAGCCCCTGCGGCGCATCTCTGCGGCAGCGCTTGCGATGTACTCAGGAAGTGGGTTGCGCGTGTCTGCACGCCACTCAGCGCGAACCGTCGCCGGGCGAACCAGGACATAGCGCCCTTCGACCGGTGATGGACCGAAGTCTGGCAGATCAAACGCACCCGGTTCGCACCGGAACGCTTGGCGCAAGCCCTGGATGATCGGCATCTGGCCGTAGGCGATTCGGAGCTGGCCGCCACCGAATGGCTTATGCCACTGCGCCGGGCGCTGGACGTTCTTCGCTTGCGTGCGGAGCTGCGTGCTCGGACGCACGCATTTCACATCGATGTCTGCATAGAGCTGGGGCCACGGCGTTTCGAGATATGCCCCAAGGTGCTTCTTCACGAACGCGCGGGCGTAGATATTGTCACCAAGGCCAAGCATTCCGCGGATGAACAAGTGACCTCCTAGCGTCCGTCCGTCAATCCATCAGAGCAGCGCAGTCTCCATTCACGCCGAGCTGTGACATCGGTCTCCGCGCTGGTGATGTTGTAGACCCGTCCATCCCAGATGACCCGCCAGGTGTAGAGTTCCAGCCGCTCAACGGGGAACCATCGACAATTGATCCTGGCAGTGGTCTCCGCCTGCGTAGCATCGGCAGCGATCAACTCGCGACCTGGGCCAGTCAGAACCTCGGCGGGCAGGTCGGCGCGACCGGAGAACAGAACGGTCTCCCAGGTCGTCACCATTTCCCCCGTATCAGGGTCTTGTGTTTGTACCTGCCGCTGAAACTGAATGCGGTGGCGCATACGGTAGGCCAGCATTCAAACCCCCAAGCCGCATCGGTACGGCATCAGCTTCACCTCGGCCGCCTTGCGCAGCGTCGCGATTTCATCGGGAGCAGCCTGATAGCTGGCCTGAAGCAAAAGAAGCACTCCGATGACCACGCTAGGCGGAAGTCCCGGTTCGCTACTGACAGCCTCACTGCTCTCTTCGCAGTTGCAAAGGCCATCAAGGGACTGGCGCCACATGAACTGGCAGGCCTCGTCCTCCGCTCCATCCAGCAGCAACTGGAGCTTGGCGTCATCCCAATCGTGGATCACATCAAGAAAGGACTTTGCCGTATCAAGCGGGATCAGGCTCATTCAGCGCGTCCTCCAGCGGTCTACGCGCGAAACAGGTAAGCGCCGTTTCGCGTGTGCAATTGATGATTTCTATCCCAGGGTTCTTGCGCTTCAGGCTTTCGAACTCTACCGGCCACTCGGATATCTTCCCTGCACTACCCAGTCCTCTGGGGTGATCACCATGCCAGTGAGACATCCCGCCAGTTTTCTGCATGTCGTAGCCGAGAAGGATGATTCGCTTGGCGCCCCTGGCTATGGCCAAAGAAACTGCGCCGCCGCCTGAGTTTCTGTAGTGCTCGATGCGTGCCGTCTTGATTCCGAAGGGATTGGCGCTGAGTGTCAGAAGCTCGCCACAGAAGTTTGCTTTAGCCTCGGCGGCGTATCTCTCCCACCAGACTTTATCCATTGCCCACAGCGCATCAGCCCAGGGAGTCAGTCGGAACGTTGTGTTCGTACAGATGGCCGCCCTCTGCGGCGAGGAGTTCCGCCACTCTCGGACTCGTTCGCAGTCTTCTGCTGTGAGGCTGGGGCCACTTGCGAGGCAGACAGCGACTCGCCAGCCACAGGCTTTGGGATCTCTGATTCCACAATCTGGCAAAGTCCGCGCGCCACCAACTGGCGAGCCAGGTGCTCGGATGCGAGGTATGCATCACCACCAGCCTTTCTTACACGACCGCCATCTAGGTATGAACGAACAGGCTTGATCATTACGTCAGACATAATCACCTCAAAGAAAGAGGGGCCGGGATACCGGCCCCTTCCAGTCAGCTGGCGGTCAGCGAACCAGTGACAAACGCCTCAGGCCGATAGACCGCGAAGGCCAGTCGCTCTTCAGCGCGGATGGTTACCATGTTGTTCTCGAAGTCCTTGTCGTTCTCGGTGGAGACCAGAACCTCGATATCCATGCGGTCGAAGATCTGGGCGCCGAGCGAGAACGCTCCGGTCAGGAACTCGTCCTGAGTGATGGCCTGGGTTTCCACCACCGGCAGACGCCAGAGGGTCGGAGTGGTGCCGTTCTGCGGGCTGCCGATGATGTAGCGGTTCTCGGCGTCCTTGGTCAGCTCGATCAGCGCCCAGTCGATGGGGTTGAGAACGATACCGCTGGCCGGGAACTCGGCCAGTTGCGCCTGAAGGATCGCCAGGCGGATGCGGTCGATTCGCTGTTCTGCGGTTACCACTACGCCGCTCGGCGGCGCGTAGGCCTGTGCCTGCGGAATGATGCCGTGCAGATTGGCACCGGTTCCGTTTCCGTAGAGCAGTTGGCCTTCTTCGACCAACATCAGGCCGTAACGAGCGCGCGCATCGATGTAGCTCTGCAAGGCCGATGCGTCGTCCAGGATCTGGCGACTTGCCTTGAACAAGTGGGCGATGGTGCGAACCGGCGCGTTTTCCAGCTCGAAGGTCAGGTCCGAGTACGGCTTCTGGGTGCCTTCCGAAACAGGAGCGGCATTGTTGACGAAGCCGGTCTCGCGAACGTACTCGACGGAGTTCGATTCAGTGGTGCCCGGCGCAACCAGGTCGCGGATGGTCAGTCGACGCTGCGGAGCGGCAACGACACCGGGGCGACGATCAGGAGCAACCAGGGCACCGCCAGAGCTGTCGATGGAGGTGATGGCCGAGCGCGGCATGGATACGCGATGCGAACCGCGCAGGGAGCTGGTTACACCCTGCTCTTTCAGGCTCTCTGCGACCATTTGGCCGGCGGTCTTCGGTGCTTCCTCGCCGCCGTCACGCTTCTCGTTGGCCAGCATGGCTTGTTCTGCGGCGCTCAGCCGTGCTTGCAGTTCGCCCTGAGCGGTCAGCAGTTCGTCGACCTTGGCTCGGGTTTCCTTGTTCATCTCGCCGAAGTTGGCGATTTGGGTGTTGACCTGTTCGGCCTGGGCCTTGATCTGATCGCCGACCTGCTTGAGGCTGGTGTTCAGTTCGCCGATTTGTTTCTCGAAGTCGCTCATTGCGATTCTCCTTGGAGGAATTTAGTGATGTCTTGTGCTGCCCGTAGTGCAGCGGAGAGGTCAGGAGCGACAGCGCCAGGCATATCGGTCGGGGTGTCACCACCCCCGCCAGCAGCGCCAAGCATGCTGGTCTTGAAGTCATTGATGAGTTCATTGCGCTGGCTTCGCGGCATGCCGCTGCGAGCCAGAGCGGCATCCATCCGGCGCTTGGCCAAGATGGCTTCACTGCGGTTGCTCGGCGCACTGGAGATCTCGTCGGATTCCAGGAAGGCATCTGCCCACCCCTTGTCGACGGCTTCGCGCCCGCCGATCCAGGTCTCGGCGTCCATCTGCTTCACGATGTCGTCGATATCGATGCCGGTGCGCTGCGCGTAAATGTCAGCCAGCGTCATGTCGAATGGCTCCAGCCAGTCGGCGATCTCACGCAGGTCGTTCCGATTGCCCATGGCGATCAGCCAGGCGTTGTGGATCATCAGGAAGGCGGCGCGGCCAATGCGGATTTCATCCCCTGCCATGGCGATAAAGGAGGCGGCAGAGGCAGCCAATCCGATGATGTTCACCGAGACCTTGCCCTTGTGCTCGCGCAGCAGGTTGTAAATCGCCAGCCCCTCGAACACGTCGCCGCCCGGACTATTGATATTCACGGTCACATCGACATCGCCGCCGATGGCGCGCAGCGCACCGGCAATGCGTTTCGCGGTTACGCCCTCGCCGGTCCACCAGTCATAACCGATGGGCTCGTAGATGGTGATGGTGGTGTCGGGGTTATCGCCGGACGCGGCGCGAAGCTCAGGACGCCATGCATCCAGCGCTTTTGGCGCCAGGTCGCACTGGACGCCCGAGCGCGGGCGAGCCTCCGGCGCTGCCGGAAGATTTCGCAGAGTCATGGGTTACTCCTGTGGTTCTGGCTGGCTGAGCCAGTTCATGAGTGCGGCGCGAACCGCCTGGCTCTCATTGGATTGACCGAGTTGGTCGAGGGGGACAAGGTTGGATTGCACAGTCAGGATGTCGCCGCCGGGAAGCTCTGGAAGGTTCTCTTTCCGGCGACCTTCATTGCGAGTCATGAATCCGTTTTGCGCCATGGTGCTGTACCAGGCAGCGCGACCCGCGCTATCAGCTTTCAGGAATCCCTCAAGGGAAAACTCGGCGTAATAGCGAATCCGCTCGGGCGCAGTTAGCAGCCGCTTGTTGACGCACTGCTGAATCTGATTGGTGATCGAACTGATCGAGAATGTCAGGAACGCGAGCATCTGCTGTTCAAGCCCGGTCCCCCAGTTACTCCCTTTGTCGGTCTGACCAATCATCCAGGGCGGAACCCCGAACCATCTGCAAATCTCGATCACTCCATGCTCTCGCGTCTCCAGCAACTGAGCATCGACTGGGTTGATGCCGATAGTCTCAGGGGTAATACCCTGCTCCAGTACAGGGGACCTCCCAGCGTTCATAGCGCCAGATATGGACTTCACGTACTCCCTGAACTCCTCCCTCTGCGCAGGCTGGAGAATGCGGTCGACCTTGAATGCGACCGTGGGGAGCAGTCCGTTCTTGAATGTGCCGTTGGCGGCATCCTCCGCCGACATGACCGAACCGAAGACATCGACGCCATACCGGATGGCAGAGAGACCGACTCTGCCATCCAGCGTGAACGCCGGGATGTGCAGCATGTTTGTGCGCTCGATCTCTCTACGGGCACCCTTCTTTGGCGTATAGAAGTACTTCAGCCGACCGTTGTCATCACACTCCAGGTCTACCCGCGAAGGAAGCAGGAAGTCCAGTGCAGCCGGCCTACCGGCAGCGCGGCGAATCTCCGCGTATGCGTTCCCCCAAAGCAGCATCGATGCGACCATGGCCTGCCAGAACTGGAAGGCCGTCATGTCGTCGTTGGGGCTGTTGTGAACAACATCGTAGAGCGGGAACGACCGAGCATCGACTCTGCTTCCGTCCGCTTTCCGCTCGTACACTCCAAGCGGAAGACCGGCGACAGAAGTAGAGATCAAGCGAACGCAAGCCCATACCGCAGACAGCTTCATTGCCTTGTCGACAGTGACCTTTTTCCCGCTAGACGACTCTCGCCCCAGGAACTGCGACCAGAACGCGCCATCTGTCAGGCGGATGGTCTTATCCCCCCAGCCGAACAATGAGGACCTGGGCGCAGACGTAGCACTGCTCAGGACTTTTCCGAGACTCTTACTCACTGGTCAGCCCCTTGCGAATGAACGCCGCGATAGCGAACGCCGACGCTGCACCGGAAATGAGCGCCCAGCCGAACCCCAGCAGCACGAAGGTTCCGGCTACGAAAAGAGCCAGACCAAGGACGCCAAAGAAGAGGTAGAGGCCAGTAGCGATGTTCATGCGATGATGGGATTCCGTATGGCGTTCATGAAGTCGTCGCCGTCATCAACGCCGGCAACCAGGGCGCGCCCCATAGCCATGATCAAGGTCACTGGACCGTCGATCTTGCAGTTGGGGTCGTTGTCGTTTTCCTTGCGCGGGTAGATGTTTTCCTTGGCATCGATCTTTGCCGCCACATTTCCCATCATCCAGGTCATGACTGGGTTTCCGTCATGCCAGAGCGTCCGCGCTATCACCCTCGCCTCCACCTCCTTCATCGGGTCGCTCATGTTCTTGACCGTCTGGTTGAAGTCCACGACCGGGATTGAGGTGTTCGAGAGGCGTGTAATCAGGTAGTTGGCCTGCCAGTCGTCGAAGGCAACATCTTGCAGGTCGATCTGTTTTGCCAGATCAAGGATGTCTGCCTCGATGAATGCGTAGTCCGTCATGCTCCCTGGCGTCAGGATCAGATGACCCTCAAGCGCGAAGTTCTGATACTTCTCGTTTTCCTCGGCAGCAGCTTCGGGGGCATAGAACCGCGGGATGCAGTAGAACTGACCAGCTTTCTCGAACAGCATTACCAGGGCGGCCACGTCTTTCTTGCTCGCCAAATCGAGCGCCATCCAGCAGCGACATCCGGCCATGTCCGCAACCGTTAATTCACGCTTCTGCCGCTGCCAGGCCAGCATGTTCATCCAGACCGTCCTAGCTCCCACCCACTGGTTCAGATGCTTGGTGCGGAAGGCGTTCTGCTTCGACGCCGAACGCTTGGCCTGCTGGAGCTGGGCCAGGAGGAAGTCAGGGAAGACCGACACTCCGTAATTCGGATTGGCCTTGATCAGGCTGGCCGGGTCATCCCACGGGTCATCCTCGTCGATCGTGTAGATGATCCCGAAAATCGTCTCATCGATCGTCTGACCCTCGAGAATGCGGATCACATCCCGTCGCTTCTCGTAGCAGGGTCCGCCGAGATTCGATCCTGCCGTCGTAATGATCGACAGCAATGGCTGTTCTCGTGCCCCCATGCCGGTCTGCATGGTGTCAACCAGGGCATCCGTGTCGTGTTCGTGGTACTCGTCCACCAGGGCAGCATGGGGACTCGCACCGTCCCCTGGGTTGCCGATAACCGTCTCGAACTTCGACATATCCTCCATGACGAACATGGGGCCAGGGTTCTTCTGGTTGCCAGAAAGCTCGATACCGAATCGGTTACGCAGGTTCTCCAGCTTGTGCGCCATCATCCACGCCGGACGGAAAACCTCGAAGGCCTGCTTCTCGGTGGTGGCGCCGGAGTAGACCTCGGCTCCCGACTCGCCATCTGCGGCGAATAGGTAAATGCCTCGTGCGGCAAGGCGGGCCGACTTCCCGTTCTTCCTGGGAACCTCTTCGTAGGCCTCGCGGAACCTGCGCTTGCCAGCGTCCTTCTTCACCCAGCCAAAGATGTTGGCCTCGATGAATACCTGCCAGGGCTCGAACACCAACTTCGACTTCGAAGCGCTCCATTTGCCTTTGGTGTGAGGCATGAGCTGCATGAACTTGACAGCACGATCTGCCTTGGCCTCATCGAAAACGTATGGCCAATCGTCATCGCCCTGCCGTTCCAGGTCATTCAGGAAGCGCTGGCATGCCAACTTCACATACCGGCACGCGACGATACCCCCACTCACGACATCGCTAGCGTACTGTCGCGCAATGTCGCTGGGGGTCATCTCAGAAATCCTCGAACTCGTCCTTCTCCTTCGGCTTTTCCAGGCCGAACTTCTGGCGGTCGGACGGCGTTAGTCCAAGCCGGGCCAGGTTTCCGATCAGATGGGTGTACTTGCCAACCGCGAACTCTGTCGGGTTGGCACGGTATTCAGCGAGCAGGTTGGCCGTCACTTCCAGGATGATCCGGTCCGATCCCGTCAGAACGCCCTTGATCGACTGAGCGCACAACTCTTTCCATGCGAGACGAGCAGGGCCTTGCAGATGGATGGGCGCTTCTCCGACATCCCCCTCGCCCTTTGCCGGATCCTGCCGGTAGCGCTGGGGGTTTTTCTTGTCGGCGCCTTTGAACTTGGCGACGACATCTGGCTGTTTGTGTCGTGCCATCTTGAAACCTAAATTCTGTGGAAATGGAAAGTGCTTTGGGGGCGCGGTGTCCTAGCGAAAGGTTCTAAAGTTTTGACCCACCCCACCCCTATAAATGAGAATTTTTCTCATTTAACTCGATTTTTCGGTAAAACCGCACGAATCCAGTGAAAACCACTGCCATTATTCGAAAAAATCTCTAATCGTCGTGTCGGCTCGCCGAGATAACCCGACTATCTCCTAGATGCCGCCGACTCCTTTGCCGTCTTCCTCGCGTGGCATGGGTATCCAGCAATAGCCATCAGGTTCGAGTCATCATCAGTGCCACCTTGGCTCAGTGGAATGATGTGGTCCACCTCCGTGGCGACCCTCTTCATCCCCTTGCAATCTGCACACTGGCACATGTAGCCATCCCGCTTGAGGATGCGATCACGCTTGCGGCGCCACGGCCTGCCACCACGCCCATTCCCCCATGCTTTGTCCTCTACCTCGTGCTTGGTCACTCCCTTGGCCTTTGGCTTCGTGTGACCCTGAGAGAGGTCAGGCATTGAGGCGCTCCCGATTCGGCGGAGTCCAACCTTGAAGCCTGGCTTGTGCTGGCCTGAGGAATGAGAGCTTGCCACCCTGCCATTCATCAGGATGGAGAGCCAGGAGGCCAGATCGCAGCAGGGGTTCCAGAACCTTTATCGCACTATCCACTTCTTCGCTGTATCCGGTTACGTCATCGGAGGTCCAGGCACGACCGGGGTTGATCTCGACACCAGCAGGAATTAGACGGTTCTTCATATCGGCTTTCCTTCATCAGACATACCGATGAGCTTCGCGACCATCAGGGCTTCGGCGAAATCATTTGCGTTGGCGTCTCGCCATGGGGAGAGTCCGCATACGTGGTAGATCAGTTTCCGACCAGGGAGCGGGCTTTCGGGGCGCTCTATCTTGTAGCGAACCTGGACAACCAGCTTGCCGAACCATCCGCGGCGGACCCGGACAGCAGCTATCTGGGTTTCCCTGGCGGATCCCATAAACGTCGACATCATCGCTCCCCTGGCGGTGTTGCCAAAAGGCTATTACTGCGTACCGGCTGATGCCCTTGGATCGGCGTTCCATCCAGATAATTGGTCGGCATGGCGTCAGGATCCTCGCCATCTTCGGCGAGAGCCTGGATCAGAAGGTGCAATAGCTGATTGGTCTTGCGCTGCTCATCGAGGAGATCACGCAGAATGATTCGAACCTCTTCTCCGGATTCAGTCATCGCTACCTCCAGATCGCTTCGGCTTGGCGGCCACAGCAGAGGCCGCGCGCTCCATGGCAACTCGGGCCCACTTCTTGGCCCATTCACGCGTCTTGTTACAGAAGGTGCACTTGGTCATCAGCTGCGCCTTCCCTTAATTGCCTCAAGATACGCATCGTATGAGATGCGCGACTCCATCTCTTCGCCGCAGAGCCTCACCCGCTTGTTAACGAGTGCGAACGTGACCGTGACGGTTGGCACGAGACCATCATTGCTGACGCTCAACGAAAGCTGGCCAGGGAGCGGCTTCCCGTTGCTGTCACACAAAATCAGGCATGTGCCAGTGTTCTTCAGTAGAAGCGGAGCATCCATCAGTACACCCTCAGAATGTGGGCCAGGTTCCCCCGAGCGCGACAGACAAGGCCGAGCAGGATTGCCAGGACCAGGGTCAGCCAGGGGGAGACAGGATTCAGTCTGTAGCCGTGGAGTGCATCGAGCATCACGCTCAGGGCGAAACACCCACTACCAACGCACAGCAGGTATGCGAGCCAGGACACTCCCCGGCGATACCTCGCGCCTTGCCGGCGGTATGTCGCCAGCCTCATGCAGATGGCGCCGCAAATCATCGCGGCTACCAGAGTCCAAGGGTCAACCATTACGACCTCCAAAGCGGTCCGCTATGAAGCGGAGCCAACCAGGCGTCTTCCCCCCCTGCACCCACTCCAACAAGCTGGTGCCCACTGCGACGCAGAACAATGCCCCACCAAAGGCGACCAGGCCCGATGTTCTTGCCCACTCCCGCCCGATGACTTCGCCGGCGACGTAGTAGCCAACGATCCAGGACGCAGCGAAGTAACCAAGGCGAGCCCAGGCCGAGATGTCCTTGGCATACACCACGAAGAAGATAGCCCCAGCAAAAGCCCCGATCACTGCATTGGCATCAATGCCAGGGATCAACGCAGACGCACCAATACCGACCAGGCCGGCGACTGCTACCGCACCACTCGGCTCGGCCATATTCAAGTACTCCAGATGCAGAAAAGCCCAGGTCATTGCCTGGGCCTTGTAGTGTGGCTCTCACGAAGAAAAGACCCGCTCATGGGCGGGTATGGCCCCGTGCTATCCTCGTGATTCCTACACCACGAAACAGGACGGACCCATGGCAAACTTCATTGTCACGTTTCAAATCAAGGCTGATGACACCTACCAGTCTCGGTATAGTTCCTTCAAGAAGAAGATCAATGAGCTAACCAGCTACAAACACTGGGATGAAACGACTTCTTTCTACTGCTTCGAACTGGACTACACGGCGCAAAGGCTTTGCTCTGAGCTGTACACCGGCAGCGAGTTCAACGCAACCAAAGACATAATGGTGGTCATCGATGTGTCCAATCGAGAGAAGGCCACGAAAGGTCCGATCCAGTATCCTGCACTGCTCGACGCCTACCTCGGTTTCTAGTTAGGTCCGCCCAGCACCGAGGATCTGCGACTCGATCTCAGCTACACGATGCTCATATTGGGAAAGTGTCTCTCGGTTAAGTCGCAGGTCTTCAGCCAGCCTACGTTCTTGGGCAGCCGCCAAAGCATACAACCCCTCAACCTCAGCCAGCTTTGCTTCTTGAGCAATGACAGACTCCACAGCTTGCCGGTATTCGCTTTTCATGTACTTCTCCGCGCGCAGGGTTAAGCCGCTCAGCACTTGAGTACGAGGGCCTGGCGTCGAATGGGATGAATTGAATTTGGAGCGGCTCGCGGGACTTGAACCCGCAACATCTGGCTTGGAAGGACAGCGCTCTGCCAGTTGAGCTAGAGCCGCAGAATAGGTGCCGGACTAGCCGGCGTCACGCCCGCAGAGCAAGGAGCCGGGCGGAAACGAAAAGCCCCGCCCATGAGCGGGCTCTAGGGTTACTTCGCGGCGACTGCGCCCCTCAGCATGACAATACCTCGTTCGAGTTCGTCTCGCGCATATGCAAGCGCTTTGCGATCAACATTGGAATGACCCGATAGCACTTCCAGTGCCGAGTCGATCGCCACCTTCGTATTCTCGATCACGGCAGCGCCTCGCGCGTCGAGTTCGGCCCGCTCTTTGCGAACCATCTCTTGGGCCACGTCCAGGTCAAGGCCTGAGCCAGAGAGATGAACCTTCATTGAAAATAAAATAAATGAGTCATCCGGCACGGGAGTGAGCACTGCTCCGTATACCTTCGTATCGTCGAATGCGAACAGGGGGTCAACTTCCGGGAAGTGAACGTACTCATTCCGTGACGGATTGAGAACCTTAGAGCCGACCTCGAGGAACCGGCGTGGGCTTGCCTCCGACAGCTTCCGCAAGCCGCGCGCGAAAGCAACCGCATCACCACCGATAACGCCATTGATAACGGCCTTCACGGCCTCTTCAACCTTGTCGCTCATGTCTTGCTCCGAAATGCTCCAGGGTAGGTGCGGCAGGCAGTGGAGCAGTCTGCTTTTCGGGAATGACCCTAGCCGCTGAAATGAAAAGCCCAGCGCTAGGCTGGGCTCTGAATTATTGGAGTGGCCGGTGCTGATCTCCGGCATGACTGGCCCTGCTGTCACCCCCACTTAAGGCGGTGTCGGATAGCATCGTATCCAGTCGGGTATTCCTTGCTGCGCATCAGCCTGCGCATTCACTCCGTGCCGGGCTTCCACCGGCTCCCACTTCACTTTAACGCCTGCGTGTCCAAGGCGATCCCGGCCGCGTAGTCGCAACCCAGAAGGATTTGGTAGCAAGGGCTGGATTCGAACCAGCGTTCTCCGGGTTATGGGCCCGGCGAGATGACCACTTCTCCACCCTGCGTCGAAACAAAAATCCCCGGCAGATGCCAGGGCCTCAAAGCCGCCAATCCTCAAACGCGCAAGATCAGCAGGATGGGAAAAGTTTGTTGCATTGTTGCGCCACTGTCAAGCGACATCTGCAATCAAAATGCCTTCTCTTCGAAGAATATTCTCAGAATCATTAAGTGCCTCGTTGATCATTTCATCCAGGGTTCGCTCGACACCTTTCTTCCACCTCCAGTAGGTAGTCCTGTTCAACCCCTGGGAATCCCAAGAGTTGATGTCGTAGAACTGCTGAGGCAGGACGATCATGTCACTGGAACGCTTCCCCTCGACTCCCTTCAACTGCGGGATCGCCCAGGCAGTTACGGCCTTCATCACGAATAATTGAGGCGCGTGGCTTGCAATAACTGGCACCAGCGCACTGATGGACTCGACCTTCTTGGCCTTGTGAGTGCTGTATTTCGCCACAAGTGCGTTCCAGTGCCGCGGCTTGAGCTGGCTGTGCAGCCGGGCGTGCACCCAGCAATCAGCGTCTATGCGCTTGATGCCTGAAGTGTTCGAGCCCCTGATCAGCCCAGCTAAACCCTCACTGTCGGCATACCCTGGCTGGTAGAGCTTCTGCCAGGCTTGCTTTGCAGTGTTGTCGATGGTTTCCGCCGCCAGGGCAGAGACGACTGCCGACCGAATGCTGGTGTAGATCATGCTTCCCCCTTAATCAGCCCATATTCACGAAGGATTGCCCACTGCTGGGCGATGTATTCCGCCAGCGTCATGCAGGTTTCGCTTGCTTGCTGAACGCGAAGCCGAGGATGAAGGCCTGAACCATGAACGAAGAAGCCGCGAGAAGCGGATGACCACTGAAGATCAGGGCATAGAGGTAGAAAACCGAAGCCGGGATTCTGATCCATGCCCCCTTCCGAATTTTCTCTGCGACGTCGCATTTGACCTGACCGGTGAGAACGACAATCCAGGACAGCACATTAGCCGCGGCGCACACGTAGAAGGCGAACTGCGACAACTGCACCACTCCCGAGATCAGGGAGAAGCTCAGCGCTAGGCTGATAACGATCGAAATGATGGTTTGCATTAGGCGGTCTTCCTCTTCAGTTCTCGCACCCAGGCCCGGAACTTGGCCTTCAGTGCTTTGATTTCTTCAATGGTCAGTTTCAGGGGATCATGAGGGCCTTCCAGCCACTCCACGTTCTCGGCGCCGATCTTGCGCACCAGGTTGATCCGGTAGTTCACGATGTCGCCTGACTTGTGGTTGTTGCATGGGGCGCACTGCTTGTGGACGTTGAGCGGTTCGAAGCGCAGCTCTGGGCTGGCGGCAACCGTGCGGTAGTGCCCAGCGTGGTACTGCCCATCGTGGTGGCGGCCACAACTGATGCACGGCTGGTCGGCGTCGCGCAGGCGAATGAATTCGTTGAACGCCTGCTGAGCCTCGCGCAGGTGATCCGCCCTGCTCTTCAACCGCTCCTTCCGAACCTTGATCTCCCTCCGCTCGCGGTCGGCGATGGCCTTTCTCGCCGGCTTTGAGTGCTTGTCCTTGATGGCCAGGGCGCAGGCAGGAGAGCACACGCACTGGCCAAGGCGCTGCGGGATGAACTCTTTGCCGCAGGCTGGGTTCTTGCACTTCCTGGGCTTCGAACTGCGGACGGAAAGCGTCATGCTTCGCCCTCCTCTGCTTCCTCGCGCAGCGCGTCAATGGCGTACTGCGGGACGACGTAGCCCAGCCCCTTCAGATACTCCAGTCGGTCCGCACAGGCCTCTTGATCGGCGTCATCGAAGCTGTCGCCGTCGTGTGGAAGACCGATCAGCACACGATCAGCCGCATCAACCATTGCCATTACCTGGTTGTGGCGCGCCAAGAACTGGTCAACGTACTCCGGCTCGAAAGGAACCAGGGCAGGCAGTTCATCCTTGAAAACCACCCTATTGGCGGCAACGTGAGTGACGAATCCACCGGCTACGCTTTCGTATACGTAAACATCGCATTGGAAATCATCGCTGCTCCAACGGCAGTAGCTCATACCTCCACCTCCTTCGCCTTCTGCTGCTCGGGCTGGAAGTCTCCCCGAAGCGGCATGAGCCACTTCTCCCAAACGATGGCGCCTTGATCGTCCACTACCCACACCGGCTCGCCGTCAGGGGTTTCATAAACTCCTGGGTCCATCGGATCGCTACGATCAACCGGCCCAACCAAATGGCGGCTGATCAGTTCAACGCAGGTTCCAACCACCGGAGGGAAGGTGTGATTGATCACAAGCGCCAGGTCTCCTGCCTTGAACTTGCTCATGCGAAAGTCCCCATCTGATCAGCCGCCGCCATGGCGTCAGCCTCGTTTTCGAAGTGAGAGGAAAGGACCAGCCTCCAGCAGGCGGCAAACACGTCGCGATAGAGCGGCTCAAAAGCCGTGTCGTCCATGCTTGCCCAACTGATCGACTTGGCTTCCTTGCGAACGCCGTCAGGCGTGTGGATCAGGTGAAAGTGGCCGGCCTCGATGGTGATCCACTCGCGGAACGCCTCGCGGCTCTTCTCGACTGCCGGGAAGCGGCCCGCTCGATCAGCCTCAAGCTTGGCGATGTACGCGGCGACGGCGTTCTGCAATTGGCCAGGACGCCCATTCAGATCCTCGAAGTATTTGGCCAGCCCGCGGATGCCACGCATCTCCTGGCGCGGCACAAGACCACCTTTCGGCTCCCAGTACTCCCATGCGAGATCCAACATGGCGAAGAACTTGCCGTGGAACTTGGCATTGCGCATCCGGGTGAATTTCCCGTGGACGACCTGGCCGGCCTTCCACTTCTGAACGGTTTCGCGATCTGCCTCGGTCGCCGGGACCAGGCCCTGGGCTGTGCGGATGAGAGCGAGTTCAGCCACGGCGCTTTCCCTTCTTCTGCTTGCACTCCCGGCGCTGCTTGCTGATAGGCTTCTGCATTGCATCTTCAATCGACCAACCACGATTTAGCCGGCTGCGCAGAGTGCATTCGGGAATACCAAGCTGGCCTGCCCACTGAGAAACTGTTTGCCGCCTACCTAGATACTCAACGAAGGTGTTTCTTCTAGTGTTATTCATCTGTTCTAAGGCAGTTGCCCAGCGGCAGTTTTCCTTGAAGTAACCTGCGTCGTTGTCAATTCGATCAAGGGAGGTGGCGTCTGGCCTTTCGCCCATATCAGCCAGGAAGTTGGCGAACGTCATCCACCTTTCACAAACAGTGATTCCTCTGCCTTGGTAGTCGACATATCGCTTGTTAGAGGGATTCGTACAGCGATCAATCATGTTGCTCCATGAGCTGTACGTTGGAGTTCCGGTCATCCCGTGAGAAAACCGAGAGCAACCGCAACTGGTCGTAGTTCGGTTTCTCATCAGATTTCCTCGGCGCATAATGACTCGGTTACCGCAGTCGCAACGGCAAACCCAATGGGAAGCCTTGCCGGCGCAGTGGGAGAATGCTTCAACAACCACCTTGCCCACCCGAAGCCCGATGATGCTTTCAGCGTCCATTGATTGCCTCCAAGTATTCCTGGCAAGAAAGGCACTTCCGAACCCCAGGAACGAGTGCCCGCCGCGCTACCGGAATCTCTTCTCCGCAGTCCTCGCAGTCGGCCAGGCTCTCCCCCAAGTAATGGATGTACTGGACTCGGGCATTAAGCCGTTCGGCAAGTTCACGCTCGGCGTAGTCGTTGGCGATGTCTACGATATCCATGTCACTCACCCTCCCCTTGCAGGCTCTTCAGTAGTGCTTTGAGCTGGCGATAGCTTTCCATCGACTTAGCGTTCGATTCGCGTTCCTGCTCGACTGCCAGAGCGACGTCCTCGATTCGATCAGACAGGCGCTTCATGTGCTCGGCCATGCCGGCGAGCTCGTTTGCCAGTTCGCCCAGCATCTCCAGCGGGGAGGCGGAGCGCTTCGGCTCGGACTGGTTTTCGATCTTCTTCGCAGGCTCGCCCATCTTCGGCTCCTGAGGCTTGGTCTTTTTCTCGACTTGGATTCGTTGGTAGTGGTCAGTACCAGTGCGGCGGATCAGTCCGGAATCGACAAGATCGCGCAGACAGCCCTGGACAATCCGAACGTCCGGCGTGCTTCCAGTCATGTTGCGGAGCGCGGTCAGCACCTGGAAAGAACGCCATGGCTCAGAGATCGGTACGCACTCGTAGACCTTCTTCGCGATGCCGGTCTGTCCCTGCATGAGGGACTCCTGTTTTGCGGGCGTCACTGCTCGATCCTCCCTTCAGGCCAAATGCTCTTCACGACCGCGAGCGGGTCGCAGTCCTCCATCAGAATCATCGTGAAGCGCTTGGCGCCTACGACTACGGTCCAGGATCGTTTCATTGGCCCGCTCCTTTGCTGCCATAGCGGTCAGACAGCCGAGTTACTTTCTGCGGCCTATCGGCCTCAGCAGGCCGCCATTCAGCGGATAGGTTTTCAAAGCGGTTGTACTGACCCAAGAACGCAGCACGTGCCGTCCCCGTTTCAACGTCGCGCCCCTTTGCGACGATGATCTCGGCCACCCCTTTGAACTCGGTATGCTCGTTGTAGACCTCGTCCCGGTAGACGAAGAGGATGATGTCTGCGTCCTGCTCAATGGCGCCGGATTCGCGGAGGTCGGACTGGATCGGGCGCTTGTTAGGGCGCTCCTCACACTTTCGGGAAAGCTGGCTTAGGAGAATCACAGGAACGCCAAGTTCGTTTGCCAGGAGCTTGAAGCCGCGGCTGATTGAGCTGATGACGTTGACGCGGTTCTCCCCCTCCCCGTCCATGAGTTGCAGGTAGTCGACCATCAGCATGTCGAGTCCATAGCGCATCTTGTGACGGCGCGCCATGGCGCGAACTCGGCCGATCGTATTCAGGGCTGGCTTGTCCGCGAGGTACAGGCTGGACATGCTGATAGTCCGCGATGCGGCACCCAGCTCGGCACCGTACTCCTCGCATGCGGTACCGTTTCGGATCATGTTCAGCGGAATCTTTCCGACTGAAGCAACGGCGCGGTCAATGAGCTGCCCATTGCTCATCTCAAGGCTAAGCGCCAGCACTGACTTCCGCTCCTTGAGCGCCGCATGGATCGAGCAGGACATTGCGAAGGTTGTCTTGCCCATCGCTGGTCGGCCAGCGACGACAATCAGTTGGCCCGGCAGGAACCCGCCGATCTTGGCGTCGAGATCAGTCAGCCCAGAAGAAATACCCATCAGGGTTTGTCCGCTCCGATAGCGGTCGTGGCGCTGCTGCCAGACCTCAACCTGGGTTGCCAGGACATCTGAAGCCTTCTGAACGTCAACGCTAGTTTCGCCAGCATCCACTGCCATGATTGCGGCATGAGCAGCAGAGACCTTTTCAGCGGTCTCCTGGCTCGAACTGGCAATCTCGGAAATGTCCTGGGCAGCGATATGCAGTGCCCGATCAACAGCGCGCTCACGGACGATACGGGCATAGGTCGAGGCGCTAGCAATACTCGGAGTGTTCTTCACGATCTCGCAGCAGTAAGCCAGTGCCGGGGTCTCGCTAGGAAGCGCTCCAAGCTGCTCAGCTACGGTCAGGAAGTCGACCGCCTTGTTGGCAGAGCGTACCGCCATGATCGCCCGGAAAACCTCAGCGTTGTCTGCGAAATAGAACGACTCCGGGGTCAGCTCATCGGCAAGAACGTCGATTAGCTCCGGACGCTGCATCATCGCGCCAAGAACCCCGTGCTCGGCTTCGAGGCTGTAGGGATCACGCATGGTAATTGCCCTCCACAACCTTGACGAAGTTGGAGGGAGCAATCAGCCAGTCGAAGCAGCAGCGAAACACTTTCCCGTCGCGACCCGTCACCCTCCCCATCAGGAAATCACTGGCGCGAACGGTATCGAAGTAATCTCTCCAGAAGCCAAGGTCCTGATGGACTTCGCTGTCATTCCAGCGAGCCTGCACCTTCGACTTCCGATCTTTGTTGATCAAGACCACGGTCGGCAGCTCTGGAAGCACTTCGTTGAACAGGTCGACAATCGCCTTTACCGGGCAGGCAGTCTTCTTGGAATTCGCATCTTCGGCAGCAGCGGTTGCTTCTACTGACGGTTCACTTGATGGTTCTATTACGGTTCTGGGGGCACCAGGTGCCGGGGTGGGCGGCACGTCGTGCCGGGGTGGGGCGGCATCTGGTGCCGGGGGGCATGTCGTGCCGGGGGCATAAGATGCCGGGGTAACGGTGTACCAAGTGGATCGGCCATTGCGCTGGTGACTGATCAGTATCTTTGCATCCTCCAGCCAGCGAAGCGCGTTGCGCACAGCGCGCTCTGACAGGCAGGTACGCTCTGCAATCTTGGCAACGGACGGCCAGCAAACGCCGTCATCGTTCGAGTTGTCAGCCAACGAGATAAGAACGGCTTTCTGTGGGGCGCTCATTCCCTGAAGCGGCCAGCACTGAGTCATGATTATCGTGCTCACCAGTCAAGCTCCTCTTCTTTCTCATCGACGAGGCTAGGCTGTTCCTGGGGCGCGCTCGCACCTGGGTCCTTTTCCGGAACAAAGCCCAGCAGTTCTCCTCTCAGGCAGATGATTGCCCCGTACAACCAGCTATTGGGATTAGCTCGGCCGCGATACCAGATCTGTCCGTCCTTCTGGTACATGTAGATGCCGCTGAACTTCGCAGCCTCGTTCAAGGCCTCGACTCGTTCAGCCGCTTCTGCACAGAGGAAAGCGTTATGAAGCCGTTCCTTTTCTTCTTCTTCGTAACCGTCAGAGGTCAAAGCAAAGCCACTGCTGTAGCCCTGAATGATGCTGGCTATCGACTTAAAAGGACCTGCGAAGAATTCTCTGGAATGGTTAACTCGCCTGTCAGCTAAGCCATCGTGAATCTCGGCCTCAACATCTTTCGGATCTTCAACTTGGCCAAAACACAAAAGCTTGAATGGGAGTGGCGAGCTTGTAGAACTGGATAGCTCGTCGCACCGCTGCAATGGAGCACGCTCCGTCATACCTATCTTGTAGATTCCCGGCATTGCGGCGTTGCCCAGACAGTAGATGAACCCGTAGTTCATGGGTTATGCTTCCTGTGTGTTGTGTTTTCCCACGCGTGATTCGGCTGCCACCGATCCACGCACCGACAAAGCCCTGTAGTAGTCGCTCAGGGCTTTGTTGTATCTGCGCCTCCACTCACTCGAACCCATTCCCGCCAGCTCTTCAGCAGCGTTAGCCATTGCGGCGTAGTCAGAGCTCGTGAGACGAGGGCGCATGCTCAGACGCTCACCAGGCGAGGCTTGCGTCGCATCTGGTCAATCATCCGCAGGGCCTCGTCTGTCGCGGCGCGAGACTCAGAGAGTTCACGGTGAGCCTCTTGCAGCTCACCTTCATCAGCGCCATCAACCAGGCTCGCAATTGCCTGCTGTGCTTCGCCGTTCTCTTTGATCAGGGATCGGAGCATGCAGAGCACTTCCCGCTCGCCGCCCTCTCCATCGATCAGGCGAACCGATACCCCGACCGGAGTCAGCAGGTCGCCCAAAGCCTGAATCTTCAGATCGTTCGGGAGAGCGGCCAGGACCGACGGCAGGAAATTTGCCGGAAGCAGGTTGTTGTCTTTCGTGGAGTCATCCAGCCAGCGGAACACCCGATCGGCATTCGCCTTCATCCTGTCCATCGCATCACGCGAGGGAGGGTCGAATACGATTCCGGTGGCGACGTGAGCATTGATGTGTTCGTGCGCCTCCACGATGTGCTGGACCACGGTCTCGCGGCTCCAGCCTTCGCGGCGGCGCCATTGGTTCACCACGCCGAGCAGTGTGGAGATCAGGGTGTGCGATTCGCTTCGCATGCTTTGTGGCCTCCCGGCCGGTAGATTGGTCGGGGTCAGGCAACGGCCTTGGCGGAGTGAGATGGGAAAGCCTTAACCTCCTCAGCCGAGTAGGTTCCGTCTGCGTTTTCGGTGACATAGATGTCACGACCGACCCGCAACGCCTTGTTCAGTGCGCCCTGGGTCAGTCCCAGCAGCGCAGCGGCCTTGGTCTGGCCCTTCTGGGCAGAAAATTCTTTGAGAGGAATGCGGTGCATAACCCAGGTCTCCATGGTTTATCCATGGACAAAGTATTGCCGGCGGTTATTTCAAAGTCAATGCCGGCGGCGATGGATACCTATCGCCTGCGGGAATACCCTTCGCACATGAGCGACAAGAAACGTGAAATCTCCCAGTGGGAGAAAGAGGAATGCGCAAAGCTGAAAGCTGCGCTGGAAGAATTCAACGCCGGGAAATCCCGGAAGGACAGCCTTACCCAGGGGAAAATCGCCGAAGCTCTCGACATGAGTCAGGGCTCCGTGAGTTCCTATCTAAACGGCTACAACGCGCTCAATGCGAGGTTTGCTTCGTACGTTGCCTCGCAAATTGGGATCCGTATCGAGTCATTCAGTGAACGGCTGGCAGCGGAAGTTGGGGAGATGGCCAAGGCTGTGCATGCAGAGCCCACAAAGGGGAATGTCATCCCTGCCGACTTTTCAAGGCAGAGAACAAAGAGCGGGTTCATTGTCGTGCCCCAATACGATATCGCTGCCTCCATGGGGAAAGGCCTGGCGCGCCCAGAATTTGATGTCGTTATCGACTCGATTGTCGCGAGCGTCGACTACTTATCTCGCAACGTCAGGTATTCAGCGCCAGACAACCTCGCGCTAATCACGGGCTATGGCGACAGCATGCAGCCTACGTTTTCGGACGGAGACATCCTTCTAGTCGATACCGGCATCACTGAGATAAAGATAGATGCCGTCTACGTTATGGCCCTGAAGGATGAGCTTTACATAAAGCGGATGCAGCGAAGGGCAGATGGCACCTTTCTGATGATCTCAGACAACAACGCATACCCGCCAATCGAGGTATCCAGCGCCGAATTAAAAAGATTCCAGGTGCTCGCTAGGGTCCTGCTGGCCTGGAATGCGAAGAGACTGTGATGAACACCTGACGTTCAAGGAGAGAAGCAATGGTCGATTTGCATGCTGAGTTTGGGGAGAGTCGGATTTTCCACGAGAAACGCATAGACCGAAGGTCTGTCGATGCACTCGCGGGACTGGCCGCCGGGATCACTGCTGATGGGCATATCAATCAGCAGGAGGCCGAGTTCCTACAGGATTGGATCGCTACGAACTTGGTCCATCTTGACGATCCAGTGACCAACCTCCTCTACCGGAGGCTCTCAGACATGCTGTCCGATGGCGTGTTAGACGCTGATGAGTCTGCCGAACTGCTTGAGATTCTTAGAGGGTTTGGTGGCCTCTCTGCTTCCAAACCGAAGCCAAGCGACAATGCCTTTACTCCATCGAAGGATTTGCCGGGGCAGATCCCGTAGAACATGCGTTTGAGAAGCTTTCAATGCGGTTCGATCTTTTCCTTCGCAGGCTCTATGCCAAGCATGGCGACCCACAACGCGGAATTATGCTTTTCGATAAGAGCAGCACTGAGCGCAGAATCCAGACGCTCGCGCGCGAATTCAAGCATACCGGGCATAGCCAAGGCCAAACTAAGAATTATGCTGAAGTCCACGTATTTCTGGATTCTAAAGCCTCTCGCCTGATCCAACTCGCAGACTTGGTTGCATTCGCGATCTTTAGGAAATTCGAGCATGGAGATGGGCAGTTCTTTGAGGTGATCAAAGACAACTTCGATATCGATAGCGGAATCCAGCACGGCCTCTATACCAAGACTCAAGCGAATCCAGCACCACAGCCGGTAATCCAGGCGCGACCTGCTAAAAATTAGCCCCGCACCCGCGGGGCTTTTCTTCCCCGCCCGCCTTTGACAGATTCCCTCCGCCGGCCAAGAAAGACAGCAGCCCGGCAACAGGTCGCCCCTCGACTCCAGTGCGGTCTTTTCACATCAGCCGCGCATTTGATACATTGAAGCGTCCTTGAAGGCACAACACCGAAAGGACCAGGCCGCGCCGGAACCTTCCCCGGCGCGGCCTTTTCGTTCCTCCCTGCCCTTCCCTCCCTGCTCTGCTCTGCACTGAACTGACGACAGCCATGCCCAGGCGCTGAACTCTCCCCAGCGCCACCCTTCCCGCCTAACACCGTATCCAGAGCCCGCCTAGCCAAACTGTGGCTACCCTCTCCAGTCCCCTCCGAATAGAATCACCTGGCCATTACACATCGAGGAGTTTTCCGTGGCCCTGATTAAGTGCAAGGAATGCGGCGCCCAGGTGTCGAACAAAGCCAAAGCCTGCCCATCGTGCGGTGCAAAGGTACCAAAGAGCGTTGGCGTCATCGGTTGGCTGTTTGTGATATTCATCGTCCTGCCTATCGCCTGGCAGTTTGGAACGGGAATCGGCTCCTCCGGCGATGCGGCTCAGTCGCGACCATCCAGTTCGCAATCGTCAGCCACAAGCACTACTAAATCCCCTTGGGAGCACCATGAATACAAGGACCCGATGAGTGATGAAGTAACCACAATGCTCACGCTCCAGTCGAAGACGTCAACCCTCTTCGATTTCCCATATCGGGTTGCAGGGGGTTCGTTCCTGAGCCTCACCTTCCGCAAGAAGGGCAAAGACCTGGACGCCTTCCTCAAGATCACCAAAGGGCAGATGCAGTGCGGTTATCGAGACTGCGGGTTCGTTCTTCGGGTCGGTGAAGGCAAGGCGCAAAAGTGGACCGGGGTCCGCAGCTCCACCAACGACAGCGACCTCATGTTCGTTCGGGACGCTAAGCAGTTGGAGTCCATCGTCAAATCGGGCAAGCCTTTCCGGATCGCCATAGAGTTCTTCCAGGCAGGAGAGCGCGTTTTCGAGTTCGACCCAACAGGCTACCCAGGCCTATAGCAGACAGCGACGTTCCCAAGCCCGCCTAGCGCGGGCTTTTTTCATGGGCGCGAGAAAATATATCTCCGGCGGTATTGACTTATGTATATCCGGCGGCGATAGTTAATCCATAGCCGCAGCCAATACGCGGCCCAGGCCACCGAGCCGACCGCTCTTTCGACAATTTGGGAACCCATGCCGGCCTCTGGTTGCCGGCCAGGCTCAAGGCTGACGCGACGCATCTGGAATCGCGCGCCGAGGGTCTGCACTGCTCACGCTCCCTGCCAGGGTCACTCAGATGGTGGCTTTGTACCTGGTACCGCCGAAAGGTGGGGAACACAGCGGACAGGCGCCGAAAGCGCTTGCAGTGAGGACAGAAATCATCGCCCAGGCGCAGGTGGCGGGTAACAGCGTCCGAGCAAGAAGACTGCGACGTTCGGCATGCCGGCTGAGCGGTTTACGGAGACACCAGAAGCACCACCCGCGGGTTGTAGAAGCCCAGTAGGCGAACGCGGGAGCAACACCGATTTCACTGGCTGGCCCTCCACCGAGGGCCAGACGGGAAGTCAACGAGGAGATAGGTCATGGCCCGCCAGAACGATATTGAAACCATTAAGGATTTGTTGCATCGCGGCGAACTCACTGCCGACCAAGCAAATGTCCAGATGGTTCGCAACGATCGGTTCCGCATGGTGATCAATTCGCTTCCTGCAAGTGTGCGCAAGGCTCTCAATGCTGCGGTGAAAACTGGTGAGCTTGGGCACATGAAGAAAGATGGCCACAAGCCTGAGTGCTATTTCCACCCTACCTTCAAATATCTGGCTGTTGAGGCCCGCAACAAGCGGGAGTGTGAAATCGCAAGAGCAAGCCGCAGTGCTTTGGCAAGCATGAGTGACATTGTGTCACTTGATTGATCGGATACCCAAGATTCCCTTCGCAAGAGGGGCATCGAAGAAGTCAACACGCGAGGTACTTATGAAGACGGCCAAGCCCATGCCTTCCATCGATCGGCTTCGTGAGCTTCTGGAAGTAAGTGAGGATTCAGCAAGCGGCCTTCGATGGCTGACAACATCAAAGAAGGTGAGGGCCGGCGCCACGGCTGGCTCTGTTCGGAGTGATGGCTATTGGCGGGTGTTCATCGACGGACAGCGCTACATGACCCATCGAATCGTCTATGCGATGTCAGTCGGCGAAATACCTTACGGGATGCAGGTTGATCATGCAGACATGAATCCAGGCAACAACCGGCCTGAGAATCTTCGCCTCGTATCCGCGTCGGAAAACCAATGGAACACCGGCGGAAGCCGCGTAAAGGCTTCAGGCCTTCCAAAAAACATCTCAAGGCACGCAGCAGGCTACCAGGTGCAGATCAAGCGGTTTGGGAAGTCGTACAACTTCTGGTCAAGAGATCTTGCCGAGTGTGTTTCCTGGCTTGAGAAAAAACGGGACGAACTGCATGGGCAATTCTCCAGACCTTGCAGGCCAACCATTTGAGGACAAGACGATGACCACCAAGCTGAACGCCACCAAGACCAAAAAGGTGAAAGCGGTAGTCGCTCAGACCGGAGTCACCGAAGCGGAAGCCGTTGAGGCACTGGAAGCTGAGGAGTGGCTGGAGTCAGAAGCCGTGTTCAACATCCGCGCCGAGTTCAACGCCAACATGCGCAAGCGCAACGAAGAACGGGGCGTGCTGTGATGGCCCGCTCTACCCCTGAACAGTCCCGCAACAAGCTGGGTCTAGCGGCCGCAAAGAAACTGGAAGTCGCAGCCGAAGCACTGCACGCCTACCGCATGGCCTGTCTCGAGTGCGACGACCACGCAGCCCAGCATGACCGCCGCAAGTCGCTGGTAGGCGAGCTTCAGGAGATGGCGGCGTGGCTTGAAGGCTGTTGCAAGTAACCACCCCGGTTCGCCGGGGCATCACCGAGGAAAGGACATGAGCAACTACGCGCTGAACATCTACAACGCTTGGGTTGGCGAAATGGACAAGCTGAGCCGCAGCGGCCGCCAGACAAGAGCCAAGTATCTGAAGGTTCGCAAGCTGGCGATTCTCTTTATTCGAGCTGGCAGCGTGCGTGCGGCCTTCCCGCTTTAACCCGCAGCCCTGCCCGTAGCAGGGCATCACCAGCCCCACCGAACTCTATCCGGAGACACACGATGAAGCGAAACGCCAACCCGGCGGCGACCGTTGCTGCCTGGAATTCCGCATACCCCGTCGGCACCGAGGTCGACTACCGATTCCATCGCGCCGCGGCACCGAAGCGCACCCGGACGACAACCGAAGCCCAGGTGCTCGGCGGACACACTGCTGTCGTCTGGCTCGCCGGAGTGTCCGGTTGCGTTGCCCTTTCCCACTGCGAGCCGGCCTGAGCCCGCACGTCCAGCATCCTGAACGGAGGCACATATGCTGATCCTCACCCGCCGAGTCGGCGAAACCCTGCATATCGGCGACAACATCACCGTCACGGTCCTCGGCAGCCAAGGCGACCAGGTGCGTCTCGGCATCACCGCCCCGGACGACGTCGCTATTCACCGCTCCGAGATCTACCAGCAGATCGGCAACGTCCGGCCGGTGCCGCCGGCGGAGCTGGTCGAGGCCTGGAACCGAGAGCACCCGGCGCCAGCGCTGATCGAGTACCGCCCGTACCGAGGGGCTGAACCGCAGCGCACCCGCACCGTCGGCCGGGCCAGCGTGACGCTCGGCGGGGCGGCGGTTATCTGGATCGAAGGCCAGTCGGCGCCGGTGGCGTTGCGGGCCTGCACTGCTCTCTGAAAGAACACCACCCGAGGGGCTTTGACCGACATGCCGTGCTGGCCCTGCATGTCGAGAGCCGAGGACCAGCTAAACCGGGGTGCTCCGCAGGGCTGAAAAACCGGGGATTTGGTTATTGCGAGTTGAGTCTTGCCCGATCCCCTGGCCCAGCCAGGGCGCATCGGAGAGTGATCTGCGGCGTGGAAAGCGCACACGCAGAGGTGGATGAACGAAAGCGGCTATCCGGTCGGGAACCCGTAACGCCAGCAATCACATCCCACGTTCCCACCGTGCAGGCAAAGGAGTCATGACCGGAGCCTGTTCGGCAAGCCGGAGTAGCGACCGGCCAGATCACTCCCCGCTGCGCATGCAGCGTTCCCCCTCTTTGCCCGGCTCCGGCCGGGCTTTTTTCGAGCGTTTCCGCATGCCGATGCATCGCCGGCAGCCGAAAGCGCTCCCGCCCCTCGGCCAGGGGCTCTCTCTCAAAGGACCGAATCATGACCCGCAAGAAGAAGACCGAGGTTGAAGAGATCGTCACCGCCTACAAGGGGTTCAAGCAAGACCTGACCTGTCGCGGCTACCAGTTCGAGATCGGCGGCACCTACAAGCACGATGGCGAAGTCGAGGCATGCGCCTCGGGCTTCCACTCCTGCGAGTACCCCCTTGATGTCTTCGGCTACTACGCCCCAGGCGACAGCCGATTCGCCATCGTGAAGGCTTCGGGGCATCTGAGCCGTCACGACGATGACAGCAAGATCGCCAGCGCTACCCTGGTGGTGGAGGCGGAAATCAGCATGCCGACCATGATCTCGCGGGCCCTCGACTGGATCATGAGCAAGGTAGATAAGTCGGTTGAGCAGACGGTGGTAGGCGGCACAGCGTCGAACACCGGCGACTACTCGGCAGCGTCGAACACCGGCTACCGCTCGGCAGCGTCGAA